GCTTTGCAGAAATAACGGGCCGTTGCTGAAGCTGGCTTTCAAACTCATTCGGCAGGGGATTGGGGTAGTGATGCTGGGAAGGGAGATTGGAAAAGGGCTTTCGACGCTGAGCAAAAAGCTTGCACCAGATGATGATATGCCGGCGACAACAGTAGCGGCTCGGGTGCAAGACTGGGCAGAGCGAGAGTGTGCGTTGGCTGAAGCAAATAAAAAGGAGCATAAAATCGACGGGATACAGGATCAAGCAGAATGCTTGCAAGCAGTGCTGTCCGGGGCAGAGTGTCGAGATGCGAAAGATCTGCGGCAGCAGCTGGAACTGCTTTTTGCACGAGAAAACGGGATGGTGACGCTGAGTTCAATCCACAAAAGCAAGGGGCTGGAATGGGATTTGGTTTTGCATTTAGATCCTTGGCGCCTGCCAAGCCCGCAAGCGAAGAAAGCAGCTGCGCTGGGCGATGATCGAGCGCTGAAGCAGGAGTGGAATTTGAAATACGTTGCAGAAACCAGAACCAAGCAAGTGCTTGTAGAAGCAAGGATGGAGGATTTTCAATGAAAAAAGAGCAAACGCTGGTGATAAAGCTGGAGCTAAGCTATGAGCAGGTGACAACCGTGCTAGCTTCGATCAATGTGGCAATGCTAAGCATTGATGAGGGCAAATGGCCTCAAGTGTTGAAAGACCTTTACAAGGTGATTACAAATCAAAGAACAGAGCAGGCAGAACGAGCCTTTCTTGAGGGAGCCACCGATGCAACAGCCAGCAATGCAACAGACGATTGAGCAGTTGCTGGAGCAAATTCAGGCCAGAGGGCTTTTTCTAGTCAATTTGTTCCAGCTGTCGGGAGAGGAAACGCTTGGGCTTTGGCAGGCCAATGTCGGGGACAAAAAGCAAAACTGGGCTTTTAGCCGAGCTGAAACGGCAGCAGAGGCCTTGGCGCAAGCCTTGGCTAAAGCCCTTGACGGCGAAGCCGGAATACCAGTGCGTAAGCAGCAAAACAAGTGGGCAAAGGCGCAGCCTACTAGTGTAGTTCCGGCGGCGATGGATATGGAAGAGCTGGGGCTTTAGCGCAAGCGCGCAAGCTGGGGGCATGGCCCCGGTTTGCAAGACAAAGGGGGCCATAGGGGGGCAGGTATGGCCACAAATGTGCAAATAAATTACCCCAGCCCCCTTCACACCCACACCCGCCCATGATACGATCCCCACCAGTCAAAGGGCCAAGCCCATGAACCTCAAGGGCCAAGCCCATGAACCTCACCGAATACCAGACCATTCTCTACCAAGCCCTGAACCAGCCTCACGGGCTGGTGCTTCGCACCAATGATCCGCAGAGGCTAAGGCAGCGGTTTTATTCCGCCCGGGCGCAGGCGCAAGACCCGCAACTAGACGGAATACAGATCCTGCTAGGCAGATTAGATGATCCCCAGCTGGTGGCACTGGTCAAAGTAAATCCAACAGCCGGCAATGCCAGCAAATACGCCAAGGAGTCAGGCAAATGAGCAAGAAAGCAGAACGGCCGCAGAGCCGAAGGCATATACAGATCTACGACCAGGACTGGGAGTATTTAAATAAACGGTTTATCTACCCCGGGCCGATAGTTCGCCAGATGGTGCATTTGGCGGTGAAGCAGCTTCGCCAGCGAGAGCTGGATCGGGCCGACAACGGGGCCAAGACGATTGACCAGATTGCAGAGCAGCAGCTGCAGGAGCTGACAGATGAGTGAGAGCGCAGAGCCGGGGCCGAAGGGCCTGATCCCGCAGAGCCAACTGCTGGCAGAGGCCAGCGAGGACTCTCTGAGCGAGCTTTTTTCCCGAGACCCAGAGGGTTTCACCCGGCAGGATCGGGACCAAATTGTGAAAGCCCTTCGGGCGCAGCGGGCCAGATTTGAATTGGCCGAGGCCGAGGGCAAGAAGGCTCCCCGCCAGCCAAAAGCAGCGGCCGCGGCAAAGCCTACCAGCAGCACCACCAGTTTGGATCTTGAGGATCTTGGACTATGAGCGAACTCCCCGCCGGCACACCGAACACCAGCTTTAGCCAGATCCTGCCCGGCCTCCAGCTCGGGGTGGACAGCACCAGCCTCGGAGCGTTTAAGACTTGTCCCAGGTACTACCAGATGGCCATCGTTGAGGGCTGGCAGCCGAGGGATCAGAGCGTGCATCTGACTTTTGGAATCCATTTGCACAAGGCAAGGGAGAGCTATGAACGGGCCAAGGCCGAAGGCCAGGGGCATGATGATGCGTTGGATGCAGTCTTGCAAGAGGCCCTGATGGGGACTTGGGACAGCAAGCTGCAGCGACCGTGGATCAGCGAGCATAAGCTGAAGAATCGGGACACACTGCTGCGAACGATAGTTTGGTATCTGGACCAATTTGGGCAGAACGATCCGTTTGAGACAGTGATCTTAAGCAACGGCAAGCCGGCCGTCGAGCTGAGCTTTAAGTTTGACTCTGGCTACAAAAGCGAAGCCACAGGCGAGGCATTTGTACTCTGCGGGCATTTGGACCGATTGGCCAAATACGGGGAGAACTACTATATCCCGGATATTAAAACCACCGGCAGCACGATGAATGGATTCTTCTTCGACGGATTCAGCCCGGATAACCAATTCAGCCTTTATACCTTTGCGAGTAAGGTGGTTTTTAACTTCGATGTCAGATCGCTGGTGGTGGATGGTATTCAGATCGGGGTAAACTTTTCCCGCTGTCAGCGGGGACTGGTGCAGCGACCGCCGGCGGCCATCGCGGAGTGGTATCAGGAGCTGGGCTACTGGCTGCAGCAGATGGAGCTGTGCGCGGAACGCGGACATTGGCCGATGAATGACAAGGCGTGCGGAAACTACGGCGGTTGCAGATTTCGCAAGGTCTGCAGCAAGCCCCCGGGCCAACGACAGGCGCATTTGGAGTCCGAGTTTACTAAACGGGTCTGGGACCCGTTTGTTAGCAGAGAGGCTTAGCGGCCGGGAGCAAGAAGATGAGTAATATTACCATAACCCCTCCAATGCCGAAAGAATGGAAGCAAGAGCGTAAATGCGGCGATTGCAAATTTTGGCAGGCGTTGAATATCACTTTTACCGAAGGCAAATGGGAAAGATCGAATACAGGAGGCTGCCACAGGCATCCGCCTAGAACCCACCATGTCGGGGCAAATGCTTCCGGTGAAGCAATGATTATAAATGCGTGGCCGGAAGTGCCGATGACTCATTGGTGCGGTGAATTTGAAAGCTAAAGCAAGGAGCAACAGGCAATGGCAAAACTAGCAGCACATCAGAGCGCAGTAACGACTAAGATGCTTTTCATCGGAGACAGCGGGGCAGGTAAAACCGGAGCCTTAGCTTCGCTGGCCGGAGCGGGTTATAATCTCCGGGTTCTGGATCTGGACGCAGGCCTCGACGTATTGGCGAACCTCTTGCGAGACCCAAAGAGCCCATACGGCCCGGATGCGCTTGCGCGGGTAGACTACGAAACCATCACGGACAAGATGAAAGTTTCAGGGAAGCGGCTCATCCCCGGCAAAGCCACGGTCTGGGAGCGGACCATTGGGATGTTGGAGAATTGGAAAAGCCCCGACGGGACAGAGACCCTGGGCGGGATCACCAGCTGGACGCCGCAGGATGTGCTGGTTATTGACAGTTTGACTTTGCTGAGCACAGCCGCGCTGAACTTTGTTCTAGCAATGAACTCCCGGCTCGGGCAGCAACCGCATCAGAGCGATTGGTATCAGGGGCAGCAATTGATCGAGGGGCTTCTTCAGACGCTCTATGATGACAATGTTAAGTGCAACGTTATCATTATTAGCCATATTGCCTACATCGGGGAAGAGAATGGCCCGGTGCATGGCTACCCAAATACCCTCGGCAAAGCCCTGCCACCAAAGGTCGGAAGGTATTTTAACTCCATCTTGATGGCTAGAACCCAGGGCTCCGGCAGCGCGCAGAAGAGGAAGATATTTGCCAACAGCGTAGGCACGGTGGAGCTGAAGAATACTTCTCCGCTGAAGGTAAAAAGCGAGTACCCACTGGAGTCCGGGCTTGCGGATTACTTCCGGGATGTGCGGAGCGGGGTCGATGCCAATAGCTGATTACTATCTGATTGTGCAAAAGCTTAAAGAAGAGAATGAAAAGCTAAAAGAGCAAATCCGGCAGCTAAGAGCGGACTTGGTGCAGACCAATCCGGCTTTTGCCGGAGTGCTTTCGCGGCAGCAGATAGCATTGCTATTGGCCATTCTCCGCAGACCGGTAGCAAGCTATGAGTATCTGGACCAAGTTACGGCCGAAAGCGGGAAGTACAATCGGTTCGATGGGGAAGAGTTTGAACAGCTAAGAACCAAGGTTGCGATCTCCAAGCTGAGAAAAAAGCTGAAGCCATTTGGCATCAGCATCAGCACTTGGCGCGGCCACGGCTACTTCTTGGATGAGGAAAACCGGTACAAACTGGAAAACAAATTCAAATCAGTAATGGCTAAAGGTCTTGCTGATTGATAGCCGTCTTCGACAGACAACGGCGGGGGCTTCGCCCCCAGAATGTCTGTCACTTCCGGGGCAAAACCCACAGGCCAAAGCCCCATTTTCAAAATAGGAAACTCGCATCATGGCTAGCAATTTCGCACATTTGCTCAAGAAGCCCGCAGGTCAGGCCGCTAAGCCGCAGGCCCTTCCCGCCGGGGATTACCCGGGCATTATCAAGGGGCATGAGTTCGGAGACAATAATAAGAACAAAACCCCTTATGTCCGGTTCAGCATCGGCCTTCTTGGCTGGGGCGATAGCATTGACGAGAGCGATCGCTCGGGCGATCCTACCAAGCGCCAGTTCCGGAGAGATTTCTATCTCACCGATGACGCGCTGTGGCGGCTTGACGCGCTGCTCAAGGATTGCGGCGTGGAGGCTAACGGCCGGGAGTATGAAGAGGTCTTGAACGAGCTCACCGGCGCGCAGGTGACGGTGGAGATTCAGCAGTATCTGAATCAGCAGTCCGGCGAGATCGGGAACCAGGTCGGGAAGATTCTTGCAGGCTAATGCCAAAGGCCGCAGAGAGAGGGGAGCGGGCGAAAGCCTTCTCCCCTCTTTTTATGAGAGCAGCAGCAAAAACGGGAGCACAAGATGCCGATTACAGATCAAACCCTTCGGGTAGCAATTGCAGAAATTCAAATCGACCGGGCCAACCGCCAACGGCGGGAGATTGAAACTGGAGATTTGGAAGCCAGCATTAGCAAGTTCGGCCTGATCGAGCCAATTATTGTAGAGCGTCAGGGAGAAACCCTGTGGCTTCGCGCCGGTGAGCGCAGGCTGACAGCTTGCCTTCGGCTCGGACATGAGGATATTCTTGTTCGCTTTGCGGAGAACCTGAGCGAGAGCGAGAGCCAAATCATTGAGCTGGAAGAGAATATTAAGAGAAAAGATCTTTGTTGGCAGGACTATTGCCAGGCCGTCAGCAAGATACATAGAATGTACAAGGAGCTAGACGATAGCTGGGAAGCCCAGAATACGGCCGAGCAGCTGTCGATTACCCAAGGGCATCTTAGCGCATTGCTGTCGGTGGCCGCTGCAATGGGGGATGAAAAAATCTCCGGGGCCGGAACCATGCGAGAGGCTTACAATATCATCCTCCGTCGGGAAAAGCGGGTGGCCGGGGACCAGTTGCAAGAGCTGCTGGAGATCAACCACCAGCTGGATCTTGGCGAAGACGGGCCGTTTGGGGCAAATGCCGAGGGCCGTGCTTTTCAGCTATCGCCCGATCCGGACGAAGCCATTGGGCAGATCACCGATGCGCTTGGGGCCGTGGGCTTGAGCATAGAGCAAGAGCTGCGGGAGCAAAACTACCAGCCAAAACCAAAGCCGGCTCCTGCCAGTGTATTTTCCGGCATCGCCCAAGGCAGCTTTCTTGACTGGGTGCAGACATACTCCGGGCCGAAGTTCAACTTTGTCCACTGCGATTTTCCCTACGGAATCAATGTTTTCAACGGGCCGCAAGGACGTGGGGCCGAATCTGGGGCCATGTACGAGGACGGGGAGGACATCTACTGGGCACTTCTCGACAGCTTCCTTCGGAACAGAGACCGATTTATGAGCATAAGCTGTCATCTAGTTTTCTGGTACAGCAACAAGCACTATCAGCGCACCATGGCGATGTTTTCGGAGCTGGCTCCGGAACTGACGTTCCGCAGGCATCCGCTGATCTGGGTCAAATCCGACAACACGGGGATTATTGCGGACGCCCGGCGTGACCCCAGGCATGTTTATGAAACCGCCCTTATGGCAGAGCGGGGAGACAGATTTGTGCTCAAAAGCGTAGCTGATGCGTACTCAGGTCCGGTGGATAAGAGCCTGCATCCCAGCACCAAGCCTGAGCCCATGCTTCGCCATTTTCTTTCCATGATGGTGGATGAGAATACGCTGATGCTTGATCCCACTGCTGGCAGCGGGGCCAGCCTGCGCGCGGCCGACAGTCTCGGGGCGAAGCACTGCTTCGGGCTGGAGCTGGACCCAGAGTATCAGCGAGTTAGCCAGCAGGCATTTGAGCAAAGCCGTAAAAAGCGTAGCGCAGCGGCTAAAGCCGTGGAGCTGGGGCTATGAACGAGGGACTGGCCCCGACCGGCGGCCTTTTTGCCAAGGAGTTTTCCTGTTGGGCCGGACCGAGGGCAGAGCCCAGGATTCTGCTGTTGGGCGAAGCCCTGCACCAGGGGGAGCTGGAAGTCCGCAAGCCGTTCGTCGGTTCGCCGGGGAAAGAGCTCTGGTCTATGCTAGGCGAAGCCTTTCCGGAAACTGCGCCAGAGCTTCATGCCGAAGCCACCAGCTTGCAGCGCTACGGCCCGGCATGGGCGCGAAAGCGGGAAGAATGGCTTGCAGCCGCTGGCATAGCCATGACTTCAGTTTTCAACTTCGTCCCGGCAGGGGGTAAGCTGGAAGCCCTCTGCGGAAGCAAAAAAGAAATGAGTAAAGGCTATGACTACCCTGCAATCGCACATGGAAAATACTTGCACGAGCGATACCTGCCTGACCTATTCCGAGTGCATGGGGAGATTATCAGCGCTCGGCCCACGCTCGTTGTCGCTGCTGGGTCAACTGCCTGTTGGGCCGTCTTGCGTGCTACGAACATTGGAAGCATCAGAGGAACGGTATCTGAGGCTGCTAGATTGGCTTCACCAGCAGGAGCTGGGACTGGTTCCGGCGTTGCCGGACGAGATGAGGGTGATGCTGGGGCTAAGGCCACTTGGCCGACAGGCAAGGGGCTGAAGCCCGCGGGGCTGAAGGTCCTTCCCACGTTTCACCCAGCTGCGGTGCTTTACTCCTGGGCAAATCGGCCGATCATGGTTATGGACTTGATGAAGGCCAAACGCGAAAGCGCCTTTGCAGAGATCCGCCGACCGGCCAGACAGGTACTGATTAATCCTAGCTT